AAACGGCGGCATCATCTTCGGAACTGAGGTCACTCTTGAGGGAGGAACCACAATTGAACCATTCATCGAGGAATATACTCACACTCTCACGGGAGTGAATTGCAAGTTGTCGATGACATTCCCGAATGATTGGAGTGCTTGCGAGATTCCCGCTGATTGGAGTGCGGGCGGTTCGGGTTCGGGCGGTTCGGGAGGCGGAGGGACTGGCCTTGTGTTAAGGGTCAACGGCACGAACAACGTCGTTCAATCTCTTCTCGATTTGGTCGACGGCACGAATACCACGATTCAAGACTTAGGTGATGGCCGCGTTCAAATCAATTCAAGTGGCGGAGGCGGTTCGGGCACGCTTTCGAGCACCGAGTACAACGTCAATCACAACACGTCGCTCGGCAACCAGTACATCGTCGGCGATTTGGTTTATTATAACGGCAACGTTTACCGATGCACCGCAAGCAACGACGCAATCATTCCGACCAATACCGCATATTGGACACTCGTCGGAGCGGGTTATCGTCAACGTCAAACGCCCGCAGATTGGGACGCTACAACTGGCGACAATCAAATCTTGAATAAGCCGACGATTCCGACGGCAACAAGCGAACTGACCAACGATAGTGGTTTCATTACGATTGGTGATGTTCCCGCGCAAGTCAACGCAGATTGGGACGCAACCTCGGGAGTTGCCGAGATATTGAACAAACCAACGATTCCCGCCGCACAAATCAATTCCGATTGGAATGCGGTGAGCGGTGTCGAGGAGATACTCAACAAACCAATACTCGCGGCGGTTGCGACATCGGGTGATTATAACGACCTTGACAATTTGCCGACCATACCAACCAACTTGGATGACCTTGGTGATGTGAATGCTCCGAGTCCCTCGAATGGTCAAGTGCTCACATACAACACAACAACGAGCGAATGGGAAGCGGCAACTCCGTCAACGGGAAGTGGAACGGTCACATCAGTCGGTCTCACGATGCCATCGGCGTTCAGTGTGGCGGGTTCGCCAGTGACCACAATCGGAACTCTCGCGGTCACGGGTGCGGGAACAACTGACCAATATATTCGGGGTGATGGCACTCTCGCCAATTTTCCAAGTACGGGAGGCGGCGGCGGTCAAATTTTCTACTTTAACGGCAACGTCTCGCAAGGCACTATCGGAGGAAATACTTATTACGAACTCGGGACTGCGGCGAATACTGGGTCAGCGGCGGACTTTACTCGTGCAACAACTGGCGTGATTGCTCGGTTCATCACCGATGTAGGGTCACCGAATCACCTCATCATTCCGTCAGGAGTGTGGACTATCGATGTTTATTTGAGTGAGACGGGAGGCGGGTCGAATCACGCGCAGATACTCGCGAAACTTTACACATATAACGGAAGCACGTTCACGTTGATAGCGACCTCTACAATGGAGCAAATCACCAACGGCAACGTTCCCGACTTATACACTTTTAGTATCTCAGTCCCCAACACGGTCACACTCGCAACCGACCGAATACACATCGAGTTCGATATTCAAAACACCAACGGCAAGACGGTCACTCTTTATACTGAAGACGGCAAGATTGGTGAAGTTCATACTACCTACGCCATCGGACTCAGTTCGCTCAATGGACTGACCGATTCAACCCAAACGTTTGCGGTCGGCACATCGGGCACTGATTTCGCAATCAACTCAGCGGGTTCCGTTCACACGTTCAATTTACCAACGGCATCAGCGGCGAATCGCGGTGCGTTGTCGAGTGCGGACTGGTCAACTTTCAACGGCAAGCAAAATAGTATCGGATTGACAACCGTCGGGACGAACATCGCAACACTACCGAACCCGAACGCGATTCGTTACTTGAGAGTAAACGCCGACAATTCAGTGAGTAGCATCAGTGCGGCGCAACTTGCAACCGACTTGTCCATTGTAGCAACGCAAACGGCAATACTCGCATCGACATTTACAAACGTCGGAACGGGTTTCGAAAGCGTGACCGACTTGTCTTTTGCGGTGAGCGCGAATAAAACATATAAGTGGAAAGCGGTGCTTGCTTTTACGGCGACTAATGGCGTTACATTTAGCACAACTGGGCCAACGTTTACTTATATGAATTATCGATATACTGCACCACTTGCGGCAACAACGGTTGTCAATCAGTCGGGTTTTGCTTATGATTCAGGGACAAACGCGGCAATGACGAATACAGGTGTTTGCATTGGAGAGGGAATGATTCGAACGACGGCAAGCGGAACATTCACGATTCGCGTTCGTTGCGCGGGTGCTGGTCAGTTTTCATTAAGGGCGGGTTCAACTTTAGAATACCAAGAAGTAATATGAGAAACATACAACCATTAGAGATTTGGAGTAACGGCGACACTAAGATTGCCGAATGTTTGAAACTATACATCAGTTACGATGACCTCGAGAGTCGTGCGGCATTGCAATACTCTTTATGTGATGTTGACGGCGCGACTATTTACGAGGGTCAAATTTTAATTGAGGGCGACACCTACTTAAATTGGGGTGCAACCAGTGACTCGAATTCCGAGGCGTACATCATCGCGGCGGCGCAACTCAATCTCACCCTTGTATAATGGCGAAAGGAAAGGACATCGATATTCTCGAATCGTTTGGCGAGTCAGTCGTCAGGCGTGCGATGAGCAATCTCAAGGTGATGCGTTCGATTCGTGGCAAGAGTCGGAATCGGGTTGCGACTGGGAACTTGATGGAATCGCTCACATACAAGTTGCGCGTTCGCAATAACAAGTACACAATGGACTTTACAACAAAGTCGTGGTTGACTAAGCGATACGCCGACGTCATTGAGTATGGTCGCAAGCCGAATAGCAAAGCACCGCCATCGGATTCAATTTATGACTGGTTGAAAATTCGGAAGATTCGACTCCGCAACGAAAAGGGTCAGTTTATTAAGACAACCGAGTCTCGATTGAGGTCGGCATCGTGGAATATCGCACAAAGCATCGGTCGCAAGGGTATCGTCGGAATCAATTATTTCAACGAGGCCATCACCGAGGAAATCGATGCGAGGGGTGATGAGTTTTTTAATTTGCTGAAAAATGAACTTGAAAAACGTTTATTGTTAAACTCCCGAACGCAATCGGGCAAAGGAATAAAATAATGGCAATCACAATCGAATCACAACCATACTCGTTTACACCGCGAGGTCAGCGGTTGATGTTTATCGCAACATCGGACAACTTTGGTCAACCACAATTCAAGTATGGCGTCAAGGTCGTTGCATCGAGCACCGGGCAAGTGCTTCAGTTTTTAGTTACGCCCGACATCGACGGCAAGTTGATTTTTGACTTGCAAAGTGTGGTCAAGTTACGCAATGAGGACACTCTTGCGGGGTGGCACTCTGCCGACTTTACCAACTATCAAATCGAACCAGTCGGTAGCGCGTACGATGAGTATGATGTTCAACTCCAAGAGTGGTGGTTGGTTGATTCGGTGCTGACCGAAAATGAGGAGGCACGAAGCGACACGAATTTGATTGTATTCAATGCATCACTTTCTCCATCATATGGATATTTGCCCGATGTCGATTCGAGCGGTCAACCATACTCATTTGCTCTTGTCGATACTGGGTCACAGGCGTTGACCGATAGAGTTAACTCAACTCACAAGTGGCAATTCGCAGCAACACTTGTATTCATACCAGTGTTCAACGGCGATTATGGTCTTTTATCATTTACGCCAACGAATAGATATACATCGAACAATCCTCCTTATAGCGCCAAGTATACGATTCACAATTCAACAGGCGGGTCGTCGAATTTTGGAGTTAACACTGGCGAGACTGATGGAATCGTTCACGTTCCTTGTTACCCTAAAAACATAAGCAATGACGGAGGTGTACCTGTTACTCCTGACGATTGGAGTGACTGGGTATATTATACCATTCAATTGAACGATGATAATAACGACACTTGTTCGAACACATATTGTTTTTACAACGCCTCGGATTATGGTCAAGTCGATTGCCGATTCGATAGGGTGCGACTTGGTTGGGTGAGTTCGCGAGGGGGTTGGGACTATTTTAATTTTATCAAAAAGAACGAATGGAACAACCAAATCGAACGCAAGCAATATCGTCGAGTTCTTTATCGGAATTCGACCGAGATATTTCGACCCGCTGACCGACAACTTTACGACCGCGAGAATATCGTGACTCGAAATATGACCATCACGAGTGACTGGTTGCAAGAGGGTGAGTTTGTCTTTTTGAAAAATCTGCTTTTCTCGAATCAGGTACAGATGATAAACATCGACGGCACTCAAAAGCCTGTGTCAATCGCTGACACAACGTTCAACGAGAAAAAAGAACGAAGCGGTAAAAAGTACAACGTCACTCTCACGATTACACTCTCTCAAGATTACTGGTTATGATAAACGAAGTTCAGTTGATTATAGCAAAGGGCGAGGTCATCATTGGCGATGTCATTGAGCCGTCGGTTCCAACATCCTCAGTCAAAATAGGCGTTAACTATTTTGAAGGAATCGAATCTTTGGTAGGCAAATCGATAACAATCATCGACCCATCTTTGAACGAATACGAAGGTGGAGTGATTAGTGTAGTTGATTTCGGTAGCGTCTTTCCCGGATTATGGAATATATATTTTCTTAATAATGTTCTATTCGATGGCGCGTCAGGTTGGACTTTTAAGATAGACACAACCGAACAATACTACATCGATTTATACGAAAATGAGTCGATATCTCAAAACTGGTCGTTCACTGACCTTGCCGAATTAAAGGCGACGGGTAGTTATTCGAGAGAGTTCCGCATTCCCCTGACCGACCGCAATCAGGAGGTGTTCGGAGCGGTTGCAAATGTCAATTATTTAAGTGCTAACACAACCGACACGACATTCAACCAAAAGATTCCCGCAGAGATTCGGGTCAATACGATGCCCATCGTGCGCGGTCACTTGCGAGTGATGAAAGTGTTCAAGCAACTCAACCGACTCGTTGACATTCAGGTTGCTTTTTACGCTGAGACGCCTGACTTGTTTCGGGCGGTTGGCGAAAAGAAGTTGAGCGATATTGCCGCACTCGCGACATTGAACGAAGTGGTCAACTACGACAACGTAACGACCGAGACGCCTGACCGTATTTGGTCATTGTGCGACCGCGGACAACTTTGGAGTAATGCGGGTGAGGTCGGTTCGCGACCGATTAAAGACGAGAACTACCCAGTTCAAGCGGGTGACTTGACACCAGCAATTAGTTGGTGGTATTTGCTTAAGAATATCGTTTCTGAGGCGGGGTTCGACCTCGTCGCTTCATCGCTTGAAAACATCATCGAAGATTATTATATGCCTTGGTGCAACGCACCTCAATTACTTTATCTCGCAGATGTCAACGACTACTTATTCACGGCGTATAAGTCAGGCACAATGACACTATCAGTTAATCCGACTGCGGGCACTTTTTACACTGGGTTGACGGAGGTCTTTGATAATAATGGTGATTTCACTCCGGGTACTGGTATATACACCGCACCAGTTGGTGGAGTCTACTCATTTAGCGGACTCTTCAATTTTCAAGCATCATCATTCTCCTTTGCCGATAGAGTGATATGTACTATATTTAGTGAAGTCAATGGTGATTATACAAACATCGCAAGCACTGGATATTTTTCAACGAGCGTAATGTCGCAAGGGTTCAATTTCACGCGACAACTTAATGCGGGTGATGTAGTTCAATTTGGTTTTAATGCACGATGTGTAAAAAGCATCGGCGGCTCATTTGTTACTGCGGGTTCGTGTTCGCTTGATTTAATTGCGGGAAATGGCGATATCAACAACCCACACGTTCGACTTGTCAACGTCGCAATCAATAGCGGTCAAACGATTAACTATTCATTAAACGCGCCTGATATGCGTCAAATTGATTTCATCAATGACGTGATTAAAATGCACAACTGCGCGATTATTCCAAGTCGAATAATTCCGAATCAAATCGCAATCATTCCGCAAAATAAATATTTAGGGACTGGTGATGTGATTGATTGGACTGACAAGTTAGATATCTCAAAAGACATAGTTATTTCCAGCACCGTCGACATTCAAAAGTCAAAATTTCAATTCACTTATTCGGCGGGTGAAGATGCCTATTCAAAAGTTTATAAGGACTTGAATCGTGTTTATGGCGATTTTCAAGTTGAAGGATATACGGTCAATCCATCAACACCTCCGAGTGATTTCGCGAAAGGGAATCAACAAATACAACTTGTAACGAGAAGCACTCCGTCGGCGAACATTCCCGGAACGGCAAACGCAATCCCTTGCTTTTACAATGACTCACTTGAATTCGTTGCACCCGGGCCTCGGGCATTATATTCGGCAAGCACCATTCTCATCAACCTATTTGATGAGGTTGGAGCAACTGCATCGCCATCAACTCAAGTTCCCCTCCTGAATCATTATAGCAACGTGTTCACTAACGTGACTGATTTCGACTTGAACTGGGCACCTGAGATTCCCCCACACGCCAACACGGTTATCGCTAACCCAGTAAACAACTTGTTCAACTTGTACTGGCGCAACTATATGAACGACCTCTATTCGCCTGAGGGTCGAATTATGGAGGCCTCGTTTGCTCTTGACCTTAATGATATATTGACCTTTTCGTTTGCCGATAAAATTTGGATTGAGGATGCTTACTGGAGAATTCTCGAAATCAGCGACTATAAAGTCGGATTAAAGGAAAGCACCAAAGTCAAGTTGCTTAAATTCCTTGACCAAGTGAATGACTGCTCATCGTATCCAGTCAGCACAACGGCAAACGGCGAGGTGAACTTTGAAAGTGGCGGTGACCCCGTCGAACCGACCGAGGATTGTTGCTCTCGTTACGGATATTTCTGGGATGAGGTCAATGGCGTGTGTTGGGCGTTCAACAATAACGGTCAATTCCGCAACTCGTTAATTCAAAATAATCCATCATCGACCAATTCTTTATTGGATGTCGCTCCGAATTCGATTGCCAACGGCGTGAAAATTTCAATCGAAAGTGGAAACTCAAATATGCTCGCGGTTGGTCAGGACTTGAACTTGACAAAGTTTGTCAATGGAAGCAATCTACTTGGCAAAAATGTCAACGTCAACTTGCCAGGTATTCACG